TGATTTACCCTTTCTTTTTTGATAAAATGGGTATAGTAAAGAGACCTACTGCAAAGCAGGTTTTTACTATACGAACTTGCCTTACGCTCTCCTCGACCAAAATTTGAGCGTAGGGCTTTTTTTATTCTACAATCAATTCACCAACTGGAATGATGTCTTGCGTTTTTGATGATTTTGCAATCAAGTCATACTGATCAGCAGAGATTTCATATCCAAAATTTATCACCGTTGTATCGTCTGGCAACTTTTTAGCCAGTTCGGAGATAGTCATACGGAGCAATGTGATAGCATTGCTTTGTTCTGTTGTTGCGGTATTTGAATAGACTGCATCCAGAGCTTCTTTAGCTGATTTTTGTGACTCACCTGTCAGTAAGACTTTGATAATGTTATGTCCGTCTGGATATTCAGAATCAATGACATCATTTTCGACTTCAACTGTGACTTCTCCAGTATTATTTGGATCCAAAGCTGTCTTGATTTCAGCTACAATGCTGTCATATTGGCTGTTATCAACCTTTTCTTGTGTGATTGTCTCTGATTGTGTTGTTTGTGCTTTACTGGTTGATGTAGTAGTCTCTTTATTTGATTGCGAACACGCTACAAGTGTTACAACAGATAATAGAGTAATTGTTCCTGTCAGTAATTTTTTCATTGAGTGCTCCTTCATTATATGATTGGTATCAAATTTCCACCTAATTGCTTATATATAAAATCTTTGTCTGTTGGGTAGAGTTTAAGATAGTTGTTGATAGCTTCTTGTATTTTAAAATTGAGTATCGTGACTACCTGGTAAACTTCTCCAGTTGTTGAAAACCAAGATAAGGCTGATACAAGGGTTGCTAGACCAAATTGTCCTTTTCCTTGCTTGTATTCAGATTCGGTAATTTTCATCCTATCATGGAATAATTTGTTGTAGTGAATCTTATTTTTGGTTGTTTCAAAATTAAAGACCCTTCCGAGGTGTGCACAACGGTTTCGGTAAGCTAAAAGGAAGTACAGAATGTTAATAATAAGGGACTTGAAATCGTCAGAAACTAATTCAACTGGGATACCTGTTAATTCACTGACTATTTCTGATTTCACTTGGCTTTTTTGAAGCTTATAGAATGCTATCAAGTTCCCAAATGTCATGCCTTTTACGAGAATCCAAGGCGGAACGTTTCCGTGTTTTTCTCGGTAATGTTTATAGGGATGAGAATCATCGTTGATGATCTTATGACATTTTTTTAATAACTTGTCTCGTTGAGAAGTTTGAAATTTATCATCCCCTCTTTCGTAGTTTTCCCTGTTTAGATAGATATTCTGGTCTGCGGTGTAGTGTTTGGCTACAGTATAGGATAGGGCGGTTCTTAGATGAGCTTCTATTTCAAGTATAGCGGCATTGACTGCTGAGCGGATTTCTTTGTCCATATTAAAAACATGGAAAAGTTGTTCAAATGTAAAGCCGTCTTTGAAAGTCTCACCCGTCTGAATACCAATATCCTTGTAACCGTTGATAAGTTCGTAGTAACCAACAGTAGCCAATATCCTTTTGGCTGAAGGCTCATGCAGGAAAGTGAGGTTTCTGGACTTTAGAATCTCAATCTGTTCATCAATAGTTTTGAATGGTTTGGTCAGCATATTTACCTCAAAATCAAAAAGAGCTACTGTGCGGACACAATAGCTCTTTAGGGCTCCCAGGGGGGAGCATTCACTTCGATTGTCTCTATTGTATCATGGTATGTTTCAATTGTCAAATTTATTGTAATCGTAGAATATTAAAAATTTGATCCCCACCTTGTCGATAGTTCATGACCAACTTCAAGGCATAGCTTTCAGCGTACGTTCTCCTCGACCAAAATTTGAGCGTAGGGCTTTTTTGTTTTTTGTAAAATAAAAGCGGCAACTATGAATAGTTACCGCTCGGTCGTGGCAGCTTGTGCCAACTCTGTTTTTGCACTAGGTGAAGCCTAGGTTGGTAACTATATTGTATCCAATAAACTAGTTTTTGTCATTAAGTAGTCTGTAGAGATTGATGGTTTGTCTAAGTTTCTCAATATAAAAGCACGAAAGAGCCTCAAATAAATTGAGACTCTTTCGGTAGGATGCATCGGGCATCCGGGCCACTTCGTATGATTCTATTATAGAGTCTCTTTTATATTTTGTCAAGTAAGTTATGTTATTTTTACAACTGATTAGCAAGCGCCTGGTCAATGTCATCCATCTCTTTTCCCATCAGACGTCAATATCATAATACTTTTGGAGCAAGTTATTGCCTTGTTTGAATTTCTTCACAAGGTTAATTGCTGCTTGTCGTTGCTGTTGTTCATCCAAGAGGTGTTCTTCGTAAGTAAAAATCCGATAATGGACAAAATCAACTAAACGATTAAACAGGGCATTTTCGCTGATGGTGTTAGCTTGCCTGATTTCCTCATAGGAATGTCCGTTTTTGAGGTGCCAAACCATGCGGTTGTTATTGATGTAAAAGAGTGAGGCCATGGTGCTAGCTTCGGTCTCTAGCGGGTTGTCTAGGTAGTTGCTGGCACAAGCGAGAGCGACTTCATCAGAACGTCCTGTATTGAAATGTGCTTCTATGTGGGCTAGTTCATGCAAGATGGTAAAAATAACGCGATGCTTGATATGTGTCTGATTGATATAGACGAGGTATTTATCTTTTTCCTCATCGTAAATGGTAAATCCGTCGTTATGCTGACAGATGATGTCATCCAAGTAGGTGACATCTGGGTTAGTGACTAGACCTCGGTATCTGACGTGCTCTGTGCTAAGCAAGCCAGCAGGTGGAAGTCCCGGGAATGGATCTTTTTCAAAAAAGACAAAATGAATGTTATAGGTTCGTTCAAAGTGATTAATGATGTGCTGAAAGGTGACCTGTTCAAGTGGTAGGCTATTCTTTTTAGCAGTTGCTTCAATCACGGGAACGGCGTAGTCCCAATGTTGGATATACTGTCTGAGTGGTATGACTTTTCTAGCCATAGTTACCTCCACTTGCTCTCATCATCCATGATGGTCTTAGCCGTTACCATCATGCTTTCAATCGCTTTGTTAAATCGGATTTTGTCTTCCTCGGTCATATTGTGCGTCTGATTTCGGAAGGCAGCTAGTAATTGTGTTTCAGCAGAAGAAATGTTACTGCCTGCTGTCTCATCGCTGGCAATTCGTGGATTATCTGTCCTACCAAGAAGGAAATCAGTACTGACATTGAAATAATCAGCTATTTTCGAAACTCGTTCCACATTCGGTGTAGACTTCTTCATGTTGTAGATAGTATTTCTACTAAAACCAAGCTTCTCTTCAAGTTGATTAAGCGAAATACCTTGTTTGTCAGCCAATTCCTTGATTTTCTCAAACGTGAAAAACATTGATTTATCAACCTTTCTAAGGCATGACAAAAAATATTTAATAAATTTACTACAAACTGTTGACAAGTTTTAATAAATTTATTACAATATCATTTGTAAGCTAAGTAGTTAGCGAACAAGACGACTAAAAAAATAAAACCTTAAAAACTGATTGGCGTCCGTTTTTTCAAGGGAATAACTTGCTTTTTAGTAGGTCTTTTCTCTATGGTTTGATTTTAATAAATTTATTTATAATTGTCAAGAAGTTCGCTAACTTTTTAGCAAAATTAATAAAAAGGAGGAAACATACTGATGAAAAAACTCACAAAAAGTTTTTTATCTGACATTGAAACAACTGTCAAACTTATTGATAACATTGCTGAATCGGCATTTATGGAACTTTTGAAGGAGTGTGATAACTTGTCCGAATTGGAAATTCGCACGTTTTATTTTGATAAGTATCCAGATCTTCCAGTCGAGACAGCTACGATTTGCGAGATGGTTGCAAGTCGAGTTAGAAAAATGGCAAGTGCCTATATTGACAATGAAAAGTCCCAACACAAGATTGTATTGGGAGATGAAATTGAAGAGGCTAGCGTTTTACCACTAAGCTCAAAAAACATCCAGGCTATTGGTTCAGCCATTCATGATACTCTCTCAACAGCTCAAGTGAAGTATTGAAAGCTGTGACAGCAATGAGCGTTTCCTTCTGTTGCTCAGGCACAGAGTTGGCAATAGAAGTGGCTGTTTGATTTGCTTTACCTACCAGTTCAGTTACTTTTTGAGCTGAGAGAGTTGATACAAAATCGTCAAAAGATTTCATTGACCTATCCTCCTTTCCGTGATGATAAGTCAATTATACCAAATTTAAGAAAGGAAAAATATGAGCAAAGAGTTAAAAGAAATCAAAGCTCTGATTAAAACTCGCTTGATTGAGCTAGATATGAAGCAGTCTGAATTGGCTCAAAGCGTTAACGTGTCTAGTCCGGTCATTTCTGAGTTGTTAAGCTACGGAAAAGGAAGTGACAATGTGAAGCAAAACGTTGCTACTGTCTTGGGAATTGAAAATCCGTGGAAGAAGTTTTGAGGAGGAACAAATGAAAATAGCTGAAAAAGTAGTCCGCATCGAATCGGATGCGTATGAGTATGTTGTAGATTTTGCTAATGAGCATGATTTGAAAATCGGTGAGGCAGTGAGTATCTTGATTCGCTACTGTGCTTCTAAAGACTTGATAGTCAAGCAGGCTCATGTTGAGGTTGTGGAAGTGCAGAATGTGGTGGAAGAAGATGACTAGCAAACTAATCCAGAACTGGCAAAAGAAGAACTACCAGCTCAGTCAACTGATAGTTGATAGCCTTGAGGGGCTGGATGTTTGGGAGACTGTGTTGGCACTTGGAGAGATAAGGAGGAATCAGATATGAGTGATACTATTACAATTTCAAAAACTGAACTAGAGTTAATGATTGCTGAAGCAGTAGCTAGAAATACGTTACCTAGAAAAAAGAAGGATTTTAGAGATGTAGCTATAAGGAACGAAGAACTCTTAACTGTTAATCAAAAGTTTCCAAAAATTGCTGAGCGTTTGAGCAGAAGATTTGCGTCGCAAGTTACAGATGTTCCTTCCGAGGATGAGTTGAGACTTGGAAAAACAAATCCAGATGGCATTTACACTAGAAAACGTTATAGCCATGGTTATAACAATTATGAGCATAACAAACTTTACATTCCGAATGTTTCGGATATTTTAAGACATCTTAGTTTAGCTGTTATGGGGGCTACTGTGATTAAAGATCTAGATGATGATGAATTTGAATACAGTTTGGAAGTATTCAGTGAATTTAAAACTTTATTCCTCAAATTGTATGAGGAACGTTTGGCGTCTGAAGAAAAAATACTTGAAAATTGTCTACAAAACTAGTCAATCTCAAAGGAAGGGAATAGCATGAACGAAATTTTTGTTTTCCACGGGCAGGAAGTCCGTACTGTAACTATTAACAATGAGCCTTGGTTTGTTGGGAAAGATGTGGCAGATATTTTAGGCTATCAAAATCCACAAAAAGCTATTCGAGATCATGTTGATTTTGAAGATAAGCTGACAGAACAAATCGTTCAGTCAGGTCAGAATCGTGAAATGATTATCATCAATGAATCAGGTCTTTACTCACTGATTCTATCCAGTAAGTTGCCACAGGCAAAAGAATTCAAACGTTGGGTCACTAGCGAGGTATTGCCACAGATTCGCCAACAGGGAGCTTATGTGCCAGAAAATTTATCTGATGAAGCTTTCATTGCTCTATTTACTGGTCAGAAGAAACTGAAAGAGCAGCAGTTGGCATTGGCTCAAGATGTTGACTATCTCAAAAATGAACAACCGATTCATCCTAGCTTTGCCCAGGCCTTGCTGAAGAAGAGAAAAGCCCGTGTCGTCGCTTGTCTAGGTGGAATTGACAGCCCAGCCTATGCTGACAAAATCTTTGCACAGTCGGTCTTTCGACAGGCTGAGGTTGATTTTAAAGACCATTTTAACATCAATCGCTATGACATGTTGCCAAAGAAATTTGCTGATGCGGCATTGTCTTACTGGATGACATGGGAACCAAGCACAAATACCAAGATGAAAATTTTGGAGATGAACGCTTATGAACTGTAAAACGCAAAAAAGCCTGACGGCAATCAGGCTCTTCAATAAACATACAAGGAAAGTGTAACATATTATGATTGATTTTGAAAGCTTTTTTAAAGAAAAGATTGAAAACATCATGACTGTAGCATGGGCTGAAAAGTCGGAGATGTTTGATCCTGACAATACCTATCCGCCAATCATGACTCAAGCTGAGTTTAGAAAGTGGTTGAAAATCGGCGATGCAACCGTGAAATATTTTATTTCAAAAGGCATGCCTGTAATCAGAAACGAAAACGGGAGTATTCGCATTCCACGGGATGCCGTTCGTGTCTGGCTACGTGATAATTGGCAAGTTTTGGCATAGGAGAGGATATGACAGAAGAATTGATGTTGACAGCTGAGCAAGGCTTGGCATTCATTGCTATTTTGACCCCAATATTAATCTGGCTGATCCGAAAGCCTGTTGAGATAGAAATAGAAGTCAAAGAGCCTGAAGAAAAGCAACCAGAACGGAATTTGCGTTATTTGCAAATTCACAGATACTACGGAGGATGATATGAAATTTTGGAACATGATGAAGAAGTTTATGAGCGTTGAGGAAGATGACTACATCCCTCAAAGTCAACATGAGTTGGAACGGGAATTGGCCAACGCTAGACACACGGCTAAGGAATACAAGAAGTTGGCCTTACTGAAAAATCAAGAGTGTGTCGGGCAGGCTAGGCTGATTGATGAGCTACGCAGACGGATTGACTTTTTGGAGAATGTCAACAAGTGCCAGGCTGAGCTATTGGCAGATCGTGAGGTCTAGTTATGGTTTGGATTGTGGCAAAGAAGACCAAGACAAAGCGTGGTTATAGATTTTACCAAAAGCGGTCATTTGATACCTGGCAGAAGGCTAGAATTTATCAGCAGGATTTGTTTAATAAAGGTGTAAATGCTGAGATGTGGGAGGAGAATGGAGGGATAGAGATTGGCAAATGCAAATAAGAGGTACTATTGGATTCAACTCGCACAGGATTTCTTCAAATCTAAGGAAATGAAGCTGCTTCGAAAAATAGCAGGAGGGGACACTCACACGATTATCTATCTTAAGATGATGCTGTTGAGCCTGGAAGACAACGGGATTCTATTTTTTGACGGGGTCGCTGATAACTTGGCTGAAGAAATTGCGCTGGTAATTGACGAAGATGTGGAAAATGTAAAAATTACCCTTGTTTTTTTACAGTCCAAAAGACTGTTATCGAAAATATCGGATAGGGAGTATTTTTTGGAGCAAGTTCCAGAGATGGTAGGTAGCGAAACCGCAAGTGCCCGTAGGGTTCGCAAGCATCGTGAGAACCAAAAGGTGTTACAAAGTAACAGTGATGAAACAAATGGTAACGGAGAGAAAGAGAAAGAACAAGAGATAGATATAGATATAAACTTATCTAGTAGTAGTTGTATAAATAATAGCGATTATTCAATCAAGCAATTATTCAAAGATTTCGAAGCTGGCTTTGGAAGATTATTAAGTCCATTTGAAATTGAGGACATCCAGAAATTTGCTACTGAGGAAGGGCTTAGTCCTGAATTAATAAGGGAAGCTCTTAAAGAAGGGGTATTTCGCAATAAACCTGTATGGAATTATATCAAAGCTATTTTACGAAATTGGAAGAATGATAAGTTACTGACAGTAGAACTCGTTCGAGCTAGGCAACAAGAACAGGAACTGCCTAAGAATGTTGATGTTTCGCCTGAATTTTTGGAGGCTATGAATTTATGGAAGGATTAGACAAGGTAAAACGGGTCATTCTGAAACACGGCCTTAAGCAAGACAGCCCTTTTGTCCGTGATGTGAGGCATTCGACAACTGGTCTGGAAATTTTCTACGGCAATGAGCGTCAGGCCTTTCGGTACGCAAATTGGCAGGTTGGTGTCGTAATGACAAAGCAGTTGTATCTGCACGGGAATTTTAAAATTATAGAGGTGGAGGACTGATGGACGGTTATTTGAAATTAGACAAGATGTTGGATTGGCAAGTAGCGAATTATCCGCTACGTATGTCTGAAAAGGCCCGCTTGATGGCTTTGCCTGGTGATGAGTTTTCGGCGGAGCTGGATCGTATGGCCGAGGAATATCATCGGACGAGGTATGGAGGTAGTTGATGGTAGTGCCAGAAAAAGAGTACGCTCTCTACAAAGGCGACGAGCTACTAGCAATTGGAACAGCGAAGGAGTTGGCAGATAAGTTTGGCGTTAAGGTATCAACGATACACTTTTACAAATCGCCAGCGTATACAAAGAGAACGAGCGATGTGAGGGGGAGGAGATTAGTTGAAATTTGAGTTATTTAACGACCATTTCGAGAATGCGAGACGGTACAACATCCCGCGGGCACAGTTGATTATTGCTGATATACCGTACAACCTTGGAAATAATGCTTATGCCAGCGACCCACGATGGTACAAGGATGGAGATAATGCAAATGGTGAGAGCAAGTTGGCTGGGAAGTCATTCTTTGATACGGATAATGATTTTAAGATTAATAATTTCTTTGATTTTTGCAGTCGGTTGTTGAAGAAAGAGCCGAAAGAAAAAGGTAAGGCGCCAGCCATGATTGTATTCCATGCATGGCAACAGCGAGATATGGTTATCGAGTGTGGCAAGAAACACGGATTTAACAATGCCTATCCACTCTACTTTACAAAGAAATCCAGTCCGCAGGTATTGAAAGCGAACATGAAGATTGTGGGTGCAGTGGAAGAGGCTACGGTATTGTATCGTGATAAGCTTCCGAAATTTAATAACAACGGGGCAATGATACTTAATCATGCACCATGGGAAAAAGATAGCTCTTACCCTGTTATCCATCCGACACAGAAGCCTATTCCTGTGCTGAAACGGTTGATTGAAATCTTTACTGATGAGGGCGATGTGGTAATTGACCCTGTGGCAGGAAGTGGGTCAACACTAAGAGCGGCAATCGAGATGAACCGCTCAGCCTATGGTTTTGAAATCAAGAAGGATTTTTACAAGAAGGCAAAAGAGCAGATGTTGTCTAGCTACCAGCCCAGTTTATTTTGAAAAGATGGAGCAGATGACGATATATGATTTTTTGGAGGGAAGCAATGACTAAACAAGAAGTAATTGAATTCTTAACAGAGCAGAGAGACCTTAGGTTGGTTGGATATGATGATAGTAAACCTGCTGAATCTGATTTTGACAGATGGCAGTTAGCCCAAGCGGAGATGTTTCAAAAGGTGATTGATTGGATGGAGGAAAGAAATGAAATTAATAAATGATATTAAACAATTGCTTTGCAAGCATTCTTGGAAGGAATTACCACGCTTTATCGCGTTAAATACTGGGAAAATGTCCCCCAAACGTCAATGCCTAAAATGTGGGAAAGTGGAGGATGTATCTTGAAATCATTATTGAGATACCCAGGCAGCAAATGGAACTTAGCAAATGCAATAGTCGGTCTACTGCCTGAACACAAGAGCTATCTCGAGCCATATTTCGGGTCTGGTGCTGTCTTATTTAATAAGCCGGTTAGTCCAATCGAAACTGTCAATGATTTGAACTTGGATGTCGTCAATCTTTTTAAAATCGTCAGAGATAGACCGCTGGAACTAGCTGAAAAATTATTTTTGATTCCGTATTCGCGAAAAATTTATGATGACGCTTTTAGCGCGGAACCTGCAGATGATTTGGACAGAGCATTGAATTTTATCATCAAGTCTGTCATGTCTCATGGATTCCGAACCATCGAAAAGAGCGGTTGGAAAAATGACATAAATGGCAGAGAGAGGGCCTATGCTGTGAAGCACTGGAATGATTTACCAGATGTCATACAAGAAATGACCTTGAGGCTGAAAGAGGTCCAGATTGAAAATCGGCCAGCCTTGGAACTTATCAAGCGTTTTGACAAGGAAGATGTCTGCATGTACATTGACCCGCCATACGTCCTGTCAACGAGGACTAGAAAACAATACAGCTTTGAGATGGAAGACAGCGATCATATCGACTTGCTGAAAACTATCTTGAAATCAAAGGCTAAGATTTTGATTAGTGGATATGATTGTGGACTTTACAACGACTATCTCAAAGATTGGCATCGGATTGAGTTTGACGCAACGGCAGAAAAAGGCCTGAAGCGCACAGAAGTCTTGTGGATGAATTATGAGCCAAAAAGGCAGATTGAATTGTTTTAAGGCGATAGCAAGAAGATCGGAGGAAGTAGATGAATCATCTTGAATACATCGAATACCTTTGTAAGCAGTATCGAAATGAATGCCTGCCGTTGGATTTGTACAACGGAAGAGTGAACAAAGCGAAAATTAAACGCTTGGGTGTCGAATTGAGGCAAGCAACACTCGAATTTGAACGAAAGAATGCTATTTAGGCGATATGGAGGGAACAGATGAAAAATAAAATGAGCACAACAGAACAATTATTAGCAGTATTCTTGGTATTCCCGTTAAGCTTTATCTTATCGGGATTGGTAATACGATATGGATGGAATAACATCTTGACAACTTTGGATGGAGTCCCAGAAATAACGTTAGCACAAGCGATAGGCTTAGACATACTGGTCAGCTATATTATTGTTAGTGGCGGACGAAAAGAAAGTGATTATGATTTTGGCGAATTATTGTCAAAAGTAATCGGTACACCTATTTTTACACTCGTTCTACTTTGGATCGTCACACTATTTTTGTAGGAGGAAACAGATGAATAAGCAGGAAGCGATTGAAAGGATAGAAAGTAGAGCATTTAACATTGAAGATACTGATTTAGTTGTTGGTTTAAGTTTCACGAAGAATATAATCAATCAGATTAACGAACAACAGAAGGTTGTAGTGCCGAAGTTTGTGGCGGAGTACATCGAGAGGTGCAAACAATCTGGTTGGCATTTGCAAAAAGTTCTTTCCAGACTGGATGATGATGAGAAAGTCGGTGATTGGGCATACGACGAAAACGACGACTTGATTTCTGAGAAGGTCGATATGGTAGCTCACGCTTGGCTGTTCGGCTACCAAATCGAGCAGGAGCAGTTGTACACAGTGGAGATACCGAATAATGGCGGAACATTGATATTAGCATGCATCAATCATGCCATTAAATTAGTAGATGGTAACAAACATTTGCCTGGAAAATTTACCAAAGAATCGATAGAATATGCCGGTTTTGACTGGGCATTAAAATGGGCTAAACCTGCGGAGGCGGAGTGATGAAACAATTATTAAGGTCTTTCGGACTTATGCTGATATTTTATTCGTTTGTCCCTAACACTATCCACGAGATGACGCTTGCTCAGAAGATAACGTTCGGGTTAGGTGCGAGTTGGCTATTTTATGAAGGAGGCAGAAAATGAAATGGAATAAGTTTTCTTTAAGAAAAACAGATTCGGAAGAAAAAGCATACTTCGGAACTGATGAAATTTGGAATTACCCTGTGCCAGATAGTGAGACAAAAGTATTAGTCAGTGATGGATTTAGTATTTGGATAGACGAATGGTATCAAGATTCAGATGGCGCAAATCTTATGGACACAGATGCGCTTGGCTTGTACTGGATGCCGTTGCCTGAACTACCGAAAGAGGTGGAGTGATGGAGAAAGATATTGAATTACTGACGGAATTAAAAGAGCAATTTGTCCAAGCTATGGCAGTTGAATGCAAAAAGCCGTTGCTAGATACAAGCGCTATAAATAAATGCGGTGCTTTTATTGGCGCCCTATCCAACGCTATAGAAATGATGAAGGAGGCAGAAAATGATACCGAAGTATAGAGTTTGGGTTGAAGCAGAAGAAACAATGCACCCTGTACTTGGACTTGACTGGAGTGGAGTAGGTGATGATTTGACCGCATTCGTTCCAATGGGAAAGACATCGTTGCGAGCTGTGTCTATTGACAGTGCTGTCCTCATGCAATCCACAGGGCTGTTTGATAAAAACGGCAAGGAGATTTTTGAGGGGGATGTGGTGCTAGAAAACGGATGGAGAAAGGTTGCTGTTTCGTTTGGCACGCAGGAGATTGAAGAAAATTTTGGAGATAAGAGAATTTTTCAAGGGTTTAATTTGTATCTTGGTGGAGGTTATCCTGAAGCTGTTATGAGTAAGTATGAAATCATCGGCAACGTATGGGAAGGAGGTGATTTAATTGACCTTAGTAATCCAGAGGCAGATTAATTTTGTAAACGAGTGTGACTGTATTGTTGATTTATATGACCTCGAGCAAGCTGTGCTGTGGTATCAATCGAAACCAACACTTTCTCAAAAGAAGATATATTTACATGGGAACTACCCAGCAATTTCTATTCATAATGAAAAAGTGCATATTCATAGGTTATTGATGCAATATTGGTTGGGAACCAGACTTCCTTTTGAATTTAGTGTTCATCATCTTAACGGAAATAAACTCGATGCAAGAAAAGAAAATCTTTCGGTTATATTAAATTCTAGCCATAATAGAAGCCATAACACAGGCAGAGTTTTTACGGATGAACATAAATCAAAGATAGCAGAAGCGAATAGGAAAAGGCTTGGAATGAAGATGAAAAAGCGTGTGAATATCCCATTGCCAGAATTGAAAAAGTTTCTTAGAGAAGGCAAGTCGGTCAATTGGATTGCACAACATTTCCATTGCGATTGGTCAACTGTAAAAAATAGAATCTACGAAAATCCAGAATTGGTAGGTGCGTTAAATGACTGCTGATATTGTCCAATTCATTCCAAAATACGATATATGTCACGAATGCTACAAGAAACGAGCAACAAAGTTGTGTGATTTTATTATTGGTCAATCAGGCATAACATTCTACCGAAATTTCAGTTTATTTAAAAATCAACAACCACGACTAATCACTTGTGACAAGCTACTCTGCGACAGATGTTCCAACAGATTTCACGGTATGGATTTATGTAAGAATCACAATAAAAGAATGGTAGGAGGCAACCAATGACTAACGAAAAACTAGGCGTGCTGCTGGTCGATGTGCCAGAGCCGAGATTGTTTCGCTATACATACATAATGGATGTGAAAATAGGCAGAAAACCTGCTTACACTACAAACGAGTCGGATGATTGGGAAGATGTAATAGACGAAGCACACCGTTGCACCCAAGAAGAAGCTAAAAAATACCCACAATTCAGATGGGTAGCATTGGAGGAGTTGGAATGAGACTAGCTTTAATATGTATTGCATTTATATTGCTCTTATGGTTGGGGAGTATCTTTATGTGTATCATGTTTATGCTCGCGATTAAAATCTTACGATGGTTTAGTAAAAAAATTAATGTGGAAGACCTATGACTACAAAGGAGATAGTAGATGATTAATAATGTTGTTTTGGTCGGTAGATTGACGAGGGACGTAGAGCTACGTTATACACCTTCTAATCAAGCCGTTGCGACTTTTACTTTGGCGGTTAACCGCAATTTTAAAAATCAATCGACAGGAGAGCGGGAAGCTGACTTTATCAATTGCGTGATGTGGCGTCAGCAGGCCGAAAATCTGGCTAATTGGACGAAGAAAGGTCATTTGATTGGTATTACAGGTCGGATACAGACCAGAAGCTATGATAACCAACAAGGGCAACGTGTCTTCGTGACTGAGGTTGTTGCAGAAAGTTTCCAGGTATTGGAAAAGCGTGATAATGCAGCTAATCAAGCAAGCATGGAAGACCAGATGCCACCGAATTTTGCTGGCCAGCCGATGGATATTACTGATGATGGATTGCCGTTTTAAGGAGAGTTTGAATGAAGAAGAGGGTACAGATTACACTTACGAAAGATGAATACCAACATTTAGTTGCACTCAGCGAATATTCAGGTTGTTATACTTTATCCAGAACATTAAAACGTGCATTAGATGCAGAAATTAAGAAACATGAATCTAACGATACTTTTAAAAATTACCTTGAAGATGTTAGGAGAAGAAATGATTGCGAAAGTATATAAGCTAAGAAATAGATTTACCAGAAAAATCAAACATGATTGGATTGAATGGAGGACGGGATTTAATGACTAAACTTATTGGATTCGGGCGTTACCTCGGAAAAACTACAATGGCTATTTTGGAAAGTCATGCGACAGGACATTATATTGTCTGTGCTAACCGTAGGATGGCTGATGATACTTTTAGGTTTGCAAAACAGCTTGGCTATACTATTCCTTTTCCGCTATCTGTCTCAGATACACGATTTGATGGTCGTAAATATTCGGATGAACCAGTGATTGTTGATAACGTTGAAATGGTTTTAGAATCCTTATTAGGATGCCCAGTCGAAACAATCACATTCAATAGTCCAAATGTAATTACTACATACGACCGATACATTCAAGAAATATCTGAGCTAAAAAAGGAATTGGCAGCCTGCTATCGAGAGAAAGAAGAAGACCAGGCTATCATCGAGACCCTAAAAGACAAATGCGTGGACCTCATGCTTGAAAATGCTGACTATGTCTGGGACGAAATAGCCAGAGAAACAGCTAAGCAACGGGCAAATACAAGAAAATGGAGGGCGAAATGATTACAATTCAGCTTGATGAAGAGTTACTGACAGCACTTGTTTTTGCAGCAGCTCAAAGCTCATGTGGTTTCAATCGAAACACTTTGCAGGAGAACCAGTTGTGGCATCTACATTGCTGTGATTATAACGAACCAGTATATGAAGTAGCAAAGCAAATCAACCTTGATGACATTCAAGACGAAAGCTACAGAGCCTATTTTCAAGAAGTAAAGGCGAAAGGTGATAAATATTTTTCGGAGGTAGAAGAGAATGAAAAACAAAATTAAATTAGTATTAACAACTATTGGAGTGATTGGTATGTTAGCTGGGTGTTCTGACCAAGCTGATGTTGTTCGACATAACTTATCGGAAGAGGCAGACAATTTCAACGTAGTACGAAAGGTTACAGTATTGAATGCTATCACAAATGATGTGATGTTTGAGATGAGTGGTCGAATGTCGATTGTAGCAGATACGACAGATAATCAACTGGAAATTTTGGTCGAAACTGCCGATGAGGAATATCAGAAGCATATCATCGGATTGTCTGATAATGTATCCTATGTGGTCCAGGATGTGAAGACAAAGGATGTGTCGAATTACGACTACACTATCAACTTCAATCCGAAGATGTGGTTGCCACTAGAAGTCAAGGCTGTGGATTAGGAGAAGAAAATCGATGAACGGATATGAGTTTATGGCACAGCATCCATTTCTGACCGCATTTATTGTGTGGGTATCCTGTGCCTATTTCGCAGAGTGCATCAAGTATCTATCTGGTTACAAGGAGCAGAACGGTGAACAAAAGAATCAAGAAAAAGAAAGCTAAGCAGGCACGACAACGAGAACTGGAACAGTTGGAACAGGAACTGGCCAAACTAAGTCCTGAACAACTAGAAGTAATTGCTGATGCAATTAGTCAAGCGGTACAGGCTATTTGTACTGTCATAAGCTATTTCGCTGAGAACATTGCTGAGGCATTAAGAAGATGGGAGGAACGACTTGACCAAGAAGACAGCAATCAAGACTAGACGTGATTTTCTAGAGTTTGAACTTGAAGCCAAGTATCTTAAAATTGACAAACTTATTGGACAGCGTCGTCACGAATTAGAAAGGCTCTATGCAGTTAAGAATTTAACAATACCAGACATAGACGATTCAGGAGCAAGTAGAAGTGGTACTTCATGCAATACATCCGAAAACCTAGCCATTACATACGCTAGTGATCCAGTGATTCTAAAGTTGGAAGAGTTTCAAACAGCAATTTCAAAACTACTTGACGTACTCGAACCAGATGATAAGAAAATCTTTCATTTGCGTTGGGGTGAGCATACTAGGTATGATTGGATTCAAATTTTGTATATCATGCAAAATGGAGATACTGGCTATCTTTATAAGCATCGTAAGCAAATTTATAGACGACGCGAAGTTATATTGGACACATTAGCCAAAATACTTTTGATGTAATCTTGTCACAAAAACATATAGAAGTGACAAAAACAATGTGTTATATTTGTATCATGAGTAAAACTAATAGGTAAACATAAAGTCACACAAATCCGTGTGGCTTTTAATTTTAGGAAGGAGGTGAGTCAGTGGCAACTAAGCAACCAATTCGTGATCTTAAAGACATTCAACGAATGAAAGATTATTTAATACATGACAGCGCGAAGAATCCTGTACTTAGACTGCGAAACTATACTTTATTTGTCACAGGAATCAACTCTGGACTGCGAATGGGAGATATTCGAGACCTTAAAGTTAAGGATGTCACAGGCTGGCGGATTAAACATTTTGACGAAAAAACTGGAAAATTTACCGACAGGAAAATGAATTCCAGCTTAAAAAAAGCGATAAGAAACTATCTTGGTATAACGAAGCTAAAAAACGAGGATTATCTATTTCCGGGAAGCTTTAAGCAAAACAGAAAGATGAGCGAGTCTCAAGCGTGGAGGATAGTTACCTCTGCAGCTAACTTCCTCGGAATACCAGAGATTGGCACACATTCTATGCGGAAAACTTTCGGCTTCCAAATCTTCACAACGCAAGGAAACAAAACGGTAGGAGACATAATGAAACTACTTAATCATCAAAAAGAATCAACAACATTGGCATATATTGGAGTGACTCGAGACTCTGAAGATAAAACCGTAGACAAGCTCAATCTCTAAAATTTATCAAACAGATAGAAAAGTTTTTGCGATGACCTTGCATTTTTATTTCTTAGCCCTAAAAACCATTGATACCAAGCGTTTTCTAAAAATAAAAAAATGAAATAGAATTAGTAAAACCTTGCATAATTCGATACAAAAAAACCGAGAACTAGGAGTTTACAAGATGAATGCGATAACAGAAAAGAAAATCACAGACTATCTGATTCAAAATAAGAAGTCGCTTGATGAAATCAATCAGCACATTTATGATGTTATAGCAATCAATCGACTAACCAATTCAGAAGTTGCAGCTTTATTTACTGGCCTTATGCGTCAAGTATTATCGTCTGAACATAATACAAAACTATTGAGCAGTCTTGGAATACAGATTGGGCAACTCAATCCTGAACTTACAACAAAGATTCAGCAGATTCTTACAGAGGAATGGCTTGCTAGTCAGGGATTGATCAAATGAATCTGATGACTCCTGAAATACTTGACAGGTTAGTCGAGCTAATCAGAACTGACAAAGTCAACGAGTTCTATTGGACCAAGGAATGGCGAATCATTCGAAAGGTGCGCAGGCAGAGGGACAACAACGAATGCCAACGTTGTATGCGAGCAGGTCGGTACACACCAGCAGATATGGTGCATCACAAGAAGGAAGTGCGACAGCATCCAGAGTTAGCATTAGAACTAGACAACACAGAATGTTTGTGCAATCCATGCCACAACCGAGAGCACCCAGAAAAACTCAGCGGCTATCATCGTCGCAAATTCGACAATGTGGAGCAGTGGTAAGCCCCCGGGTCAAACCAAATGGCTTTTCCAAAGGGGAAACGTGCAACGGGAAGGGGTACCTCGGAAAAGATATCTAGCGAAATTTTATCAAGAACAAAAAAACTCACATGAAAGGAGAAATATGGCTGGTTTTTTAGAATACCCAGAATTTGACTGGGAACGCCCTTTGGTTGCTCAGAAAAAATATGTTAAGTCTCGTGATGATTTACGAATCAAGCTGATTCGCATTTTGCAGGAGCGTAAAAAATATGAGGAGCCATTTAAAGATTTAGTTGAGCAGTATATCTCCCTGTGGGAGACATCTCAACTTTTAAGACAGGATATAAAGTTGAATGGCATACGTATTGATGGTAAGAAAAATGATTCCGTATCTCTCCAAGTCAACGTCAATAAGCAGATGATGGTCATGCTTGAAAAATTAGGAATCGAAGCTAAGGAATTGAAGTCTGAGGATGGCGAAGACATTTAATTTTACCAGCGGAACTTCCCACATTGACGACTGGTTGAGAGATATTGTTACAGAGAAATATCCTGTCTGTAAGGAAATTAAGCAGATGGCGGATTTGGTAATTGCTGCCATTTCTGATCCGGAAATTTATGTTGATGTAAAAAAGGCTGATAGTGTTGTTGATTTTATCAACAAATATCGCCCATATAAGCTACAGCCTCCGCAACGATTTATTCATGCGGCAGTTAATGCTATCCGTTGGAAGAGCGATGACAGTTTGGTATTTCCCGAGCTGTTTTTATTATGTGCTCGTGGATTTGGTAAGAACAGTATTGCTTCAGATGAGGCTTTTTTTAAGACCAGCAATCGAAACGGCATCCGTGAATACAACGTGGATATTGTTGCCAATAGCGAGGCTCAGGCTAAGACATCATTTGATGATGTTTATAACACGATTAAAGATCATGCTGTTCTGCAGAAGGCTTACAAGTTTTCCCAGACTTTAATTACTTTTATCAAATCTAGGTCTAAGATTAAGTACCATACTTCAAATGCACGGACCAAGGATGGTCTTCGTCCTGGTTTGGTTATCTTTGATGAGTTACATGAGTATTTGAATTATGACAATATCAATGTCTACATCAACGCTCTTGGTAAGGTTGCGGATGCTTCTGTGATGTATCTGACGACGGATGGTAAGGTTCGTGGTGCGGTACTGGATGATTACAAGCAGACTGCTAGGGATATTCTTTCAACTTGTGACTATCGTGCTGGTATGTTGCCAATTTTGGCTAAGATTGATGCATTTGAGGAGTGGGAAGATGAGCTTGCTTGGATAAAGGCCAATCCGATGTTGCCATATTTGCCAACTTTGCTGAAAGAGTACAGGAAAGCCTACAAGCGTGCTTTACGTAGCAAGGAGTTATTCCTAGACTTTATTACTAAGCGATGTAATTTCCCTTTGGAAGACACGACGCATGCTGTTGCTGAGTGGGATGATATTGTGGCAGCAAGCAGACCGTTACCAGATGATTTGGAGGGAATGGAGTGTGTAGGTGGTATCGACTATGCGGATGTACGTGACTTTATCGGTGTAGGTCTCTTGTTTAGAAGAGGGAAGATGCGGTATTGGCTACATCATACTTTTATTGTCTCAGAGGCTTTGAAAATCCAAGATTTTAAGATGGATTTTACGATTCCGCAACACGAGGGGTTGGTTACGATAGTACCTGGTAAGGTAATGGATCCTAAATATGTGGCTGATTGGTTTGTGAAGATGGCTGAGAAATACAAGATTGTCAATATAGCGATGGATGATTTCCGAAAGGCACCGGTCAAAGAGGCTTTTGAGAATGCTGGCTTGCCGATAGAAGTTGTTCGAAGTGGTTCTGTTACTCATTCTAGGCTTGCCCCTACGGTTGATATGATGTTTGCGAATCGTGAGATTGCATTTGGAGAAGACCGCATGATGCGGTGGTACACAAATAATGTATACGTTGATGTTGATGGTAAAGGGAATAAAACTTACAAGAAGATTGATCCAGAGAGGAGGAAGACAGATGGTTTTTCAGCTATGATTCATGCGATGTCAATTGAGGAACAGTTGGAGAAGAAGACTGTTAAAATCAATCGTAGATTGCGCAGTTTTACACGATAGGAGGTTTATATGTCTAAGCGAATTAAGAAAAAATATCGTCCATTTGTTTTGATTGGGAAGACGCTTGATTATCTCGATGGGAAAGTGGAGCGGTTGTTTGAACTTCAATTTCGTACTGATGAGCGTTTTGAAGAGTTGGAGAAGCGTTGTTGCAAGAATGCTGAAAGCACTAACGCTGAGTTTTCGGCTCATTTGAAACGGATTGAGAAGCTAGAAAAAGAAGTCGAACGTTTGAAGCGTCCATGGTACAAGCGTAAGTAAGTCACTGATTAGAAAAGGAGGTGGTCCAGTTGGGGTGGTTAAATAATTTCTTTGGTTTTTTCGCCCGTGATGGTACTGTGAAGAAGGTTAGTCGTAAGGAGTTGGAGGCTGCGGTCCGTCGGTCTGGTCAGCGGGTTCAGTTTATGGAATTTGCTCTGCAGATGTGTATTGACAAGATAGCCAATGCTTTGTCTTTGGCTAACTATGAGACTTACAACAAAGGTAAGATTCAGAAGGGGGATATTTGGTATCGGTTTAATTATGAGCCAAACCAAAATCAGACCCAGAATGAATTTCTTGCTGCCTTGATTGGTCAGATGGTCAAGAACTCAGATGGTGCTTTGGTTTTGATGCACAATGGTGAGTTCATTCTTGCAGAGAACTTTGAAATTGACAAAAAAGCCTTTCGTCCAAATGTTTACAAGAACATCACGGTTGCTGGTGGACTGCAGTTGAATGCGGTCTATCAGGAAGAGGATGTTTTGCACTTTACCATGAATGATTCTAAGGTGAAAGGTTACTTGGATGACCTGTACTCGGAATATGGGAAGTTGATTGGTGGAGCAATCCGAAACTACAATAGGGGAAATGCTCTGAAACTGGGTCTGAATATTGGTACCTTATTTGACCAGAAATACGGAAAGGCTGTTGTTGAGGTAGATGATGAAGGTAACGAGACAACGGAATATGATCTTATCATGGATGAGATGTATGAGAAGCGGTTTGCTGCTGTACTTTCTGATGAAGACTCAATCACTCCTTTAGAAGAAGGGCTTGAAATATCTAGCCTCGTTCAGACAAGTGCCAATACTAAGAGTGGGGCGGTAACTACTCGTGATATTTCCGATGTCATTATGGATGTTGTCCACTATGCTGCTGACGCTTTCTCGATTCCTCGTGGAATCATGAAAGGTGATGTGGCAGATGCAGAGGCGATTCGTGATAACTTTGTCAATTTTGGTGTGCGTCCGTGGGCTGATGCGATTGAAACAGAAATCAATCGCAAGCTGTACGGTAAGAAACATCTGGCTGTTGGCTCAAAATTTAAGATACAAACGAACACAATCCTAGTTTACAGCGCAGAGAAATTTGCGTCGGCTGGGGAAGCATTATTTCGAATCGGTGCTCTCAGTACAAACGAATTGAGAGATAAACTGGGGGAAGAGCCGATTGATGAGCCGTGGGCTGATCAATACTTTGTATCTCTAAACTATGCTAGGGCTGATGGCTCTGGTGATAATCAAAAGAAAGGAGAAAAGGAAACTAGTGACAAAACAAATTCCGTTTAAATTTGAGGCATCTGTCTCAAATGATGATAAGGCTGTATTATACCTACACGGTACTGTTGGTGGTTACTGGGAAGGGATTAACTTCAAGGATGTTCGCAATGCTTTGGCAGGTTTCAAAGGAAATGAAATTGAAGTTCATATCAATTCCTACGGTGGTGATATGTTTGAGGGAATTGCAATCAAGAATTTCTTTAGTCAGCGTGATGAGACTGTCACGGTGATTATTGATGGTTTGGCTGCAAGTTCCGCATCTATCATTGCTATGGGTGCTGATAAGATTCTGATGCCAAAAGATACGCAGTTGATGATTCACAATCCATGGACGTTTGCTTATGGTAATGCCAAGGAATTGCGTAAGGTGGCTGATGATTTGGACAAGGCCCAAGTATCTGTTGAAGAGACCTACCTTAAGCGTTTTAAGGGCGACAGAGAGGAGTTGAAAGCTCTTCTTGATGAGGAGACTTTCCTCACGGCTGATGAGGCAGTTACCTTGGGGCTTGCTGATGGTATTTATGGCGAAGATGAACAAGAAGAAGTGTCTAATGACGTTGAAACTAATGTCCTAGATAGCCTTATGGCTAAGTATGGGACTGATGAACATGAGGATAAGGGAAAGCGAAACATTGAACGCTTTGCCTTTTTATTTACACAAAAAAGAGGAGAATAATAATTATGCCATTGATTAACAACGATTTGAAAACAAACTTTGCTGAAGCTCGTGAACAATTGTTTGCTGCTTTGCGAACAGATAACGAACAGGAGCAGAAACAAGCCTTTGAAAACTTTGTTACAGGTTTGGAGGCTAATGTGTCTGAACAAGTTAAGGCTGCTGCTGCGGAGTTCCAAGAAGGTATGCAAGATGAAGCTATTCTTGCAGAACGTGGGCTTCGTCGAAAACTGACATCTGCTGAACGTAAATTTTTCAGCGAAGCAGTTCAGAAACAAAAAATCACTGGTCTAGATCAGACATTCCCGGAAACAATTATTGAGGACATTTATCGTAATCTTCAGCAAGAACATCCGATGTTGTCCTTAATTGACATGCAGGTGGGAGATGTAAAAACTGCATTTATCTACGGTGATTCTACTAAGAAACGTGCTTTCTGGGGAGCCATCCCAGCCGACATCCAACAGATCCTATTGGATTCATTCAAGCGTTTGGACATTTCTCAATCACAACTGTCTGGTTATATTGCTGTTCCAAAAGGGTACTACAAACTCGGACCATCATGGTTGGCAAGTTATGTTGTTACATTCTTGCAAGAAGTAATGACTGCTGCTATCGAAGAAGGGATTATGAATGGTACTGGTAAGGAAGAACCTCTAGGTATGATGCGTAAATTGTCTGGAGATTCAGGTGGTGTATATCCTGAGAAAGAACCAATTGTACTTTCTGATTTGACACCTAAAACACTAGCAGGAATCCGAGCTGCACTTGCTAAGGCTAAGATGGACAACGGGCAAGTGGCCATGTTTGTAAACCCGATGAGTTATTGGGCAAAGGTTTTCCCAAAACTGGCCTTTCGTACAGACGCAGGCGTTTGGGTGACAACTCAGTTGCCTACAGGTGAAACGATTATTCCAACGCATTCCGTCCCTGAGAACAAGCTTGTTTTCGGGGTACCATATAACTACTTGATGGTTGTAGCAGGAAATATCGAAATCCATGAATATCGTGAAACGTTGGCACTTCAAAACCTTGATTTACATATCGCTCAATTCTTTGGTAAAGGGATTGCCAAAAACGAAAATGCTTTCTTTGTAGCTGATATTGCAAACATTGATGGTGCAACTATTCCAGGCTTGGAAGGTCCAGCTGCTATCGTCAAAGAAGATACTATTAATCCTAAGGTATCTATTTAGTGAAAGGAGGATAAAACATGGAATTGATTAAGGTTGAAGTAACGGAAGAATTTTCCGATAAGGTCGCACAACTTGACCGTGCTGTCGGAGATGTCTTCGAGGTGGATGCTGAACGCCTCGAAGTTCTCTTGGGTAAAAATAGTGAAAATCGTGCGTTTGTCAAGGTTTTGGAAGAAAACGAATCTGAAACCGACTATAGCAAATTGAATACGAATGAACTTAAGGATTTGCTGACAGAAAAAGGTATTGAATTTGATAAGGCGGCTAAGAAGCCTGATTTGATTGCTTTATTGACTGCTGCGGAGTAGTAGGAGGTATATAGGTGAGCGAGGATTTGAGTAGCAAGCTTCTTGGTCCGATAAAGTTACACTTGCGTGTGACTTGGGAGAGTCAAGATAGTGAGATTAAAGAATACATTGAAGAAGGTATATCCTATATCAACGGTATCTGCGGTGAGTCGGACTACTCTGTATCTGGCTTGCCTACGATACTATTGAAAGCCTACTGTCGCAGAGCTTGGTCCGGAAACACGTCCATGTTTGAGGAAGATTACAGAAGACAGTTATTGCGTCTCCAACATGAAAATGGTGTGAGGCGATTGAGGAGGAAGGGTAATGAGTAAACAAGGTGATTATCAACCACTCAATGATGGACTGCTTGAATATGGAGATTTGACGACCAAGCGTGATAAGGATACGGCTAAAAAAATTGGCGAAGAATTGAAGACTAGGGGAAAATTATATTTTGGTTACAAATCCATTGTAGCCAAGTATGATAGCTACTTAGTATCAAATCTGTCTGCGGTAGATATTAAGATTCAATGCTACTATGTGCAGGATTTTCAAAAATCGCATAAGGTTCGGATAAAGGATGAACTCTTTGCGGTTGAGTCGATAGATGTTGACAACAAACAAGAGTATATGTATCTATTTCTAAGAAAGGTAGGGTACTGGGATGGCGGAAATTATATCCAAACCTCTGGATCTAAGTAGGATTGTTGAGGTGATTCGTGGGACTGGTTTTCCTTGCTTTGGGTTAGATATGGGAAGGGACGAGGTTGCAGACAACCCGTCCTTCTTTCTGTACTCTGATGATGGTGGATTGACACCTGGTACACATGCTAATCAATATAAGCGGGCTTTCACGGTCATGTTTGTTACTCGTGAGAGTGCTAGTTTTGATGATGTGAGTCTGATTGAGCGATTGAAAGACTGTCGCTTGATTTTTGATAGCTCCGAAATTGACAAAGGCAACTTGGTCAACACAGACGAACAGGTCACGGCTACAACGCTAAACTTCCATCAGTTGATCCGGATAGAGAGGTAGTTTATGGCAAATAAAGCTACTCTTGATTTTTCTGGTTCTACCAAACTGGCTGATGCAATGGCAAAGATTCCGAGTAAGTCGGAGGAGGTTGTCAATCGTGTCTTGCTTGTTCGGGGAACCAAGGAAGTGATGCAAGCTATCATTGGTTTTATGCCTGTCAGTAAACGAGAAAAGAAGCACGCTAAGTACTCCAACCCACTCAAAGAGCGGATGTTTAATCTGGGCTTTGATATTGTAGCTAAGGGTGGTGCTGCTAAGAATAAGGGGTCATTTGGGTACCTGGTCTTTCCTAACGAGGGAAGAGGAACTCATAATCCGATTGCACAAGCCTTCTTTGAGCGTGGTTTGGCATCTCGGGAAGAAATTATCTTGGACTATGTGATTGATGAACTGGTCCAAGTACAGCAAGAATTATTAACGACATAAGGAGAAAGAAATGTCAAAAGTATTTGATGTATTGCAAGATTTTGAACAATTTGAAATCACAAATGGACAGTTTCGTCCATTGGTAAGTGGTCAGCTAGGTGCAGCTGAGCGATTGGGCTGTACAGGCTCTATCTCGGTAGAATCAGAAAGTAAGGTCATTACTAAGAAATGCGAAGGGAATGTAACAAAGGAAGTGCCTGTCGTCCTAAAATTGAACGGTACCTTGTCTATGCATATGCCTGTAGCAATTCTACGTAAGGTTTTCGGCTTGACCAATGAAAAATTGAAAACAGGTGTATACGGCCTTACAAGCAAGCCTAAGGCTTCGTCTGGGGCGCTTACCTGGGATGTATTTGACTTGGGACGTGAAAATCGTAAGTTGATTGCCTTTCCAAACATCTCATGGACTAGTCCATTTAAAATCAATGTGACAAATGGTGAGGAAGAGATTGCGGAAGTAGAAACTACTTTCTCTGCTTTTGCGGATGAGAATGGTTTCTTCTATTACGAAGCAATTGAAGGTGATGGTGTTGCTACTGATGTTGTAAGTGGTTGGAACAAGACCTTCACACCAACACTAGTCAAGAAAGCAGAGCTTTAGGAGGGATAAGTAATGTCTGAAAAAATCACTGAATTGAAATTGTTGAATGGGGAGTCTGTCAAGATTCAGACTCCTATTAGTTTGTATGACTGGAAGAAGGCGAAAAAAGAGGGGCTGCTTACTCAAAATGCATTTGCTTCCGCAATGAAAAATGGTGGAGGAAATCCAAATATCAATGACAAAGATTTGGAAAATGCTCCATTTGTTGCCTATCGTGCAGCTGGCGGATCTATGTCAAAGGATGAGTTTGAGAAAGCTGTGGTTTTTGATTTACAAATTGCTGGACGTATTTATCAGCAAATTGTGCAAGGGAATGGTCAGCCAAAAAAGGAGAAATCCAACTAGCGTTTGAAAAGAAGACAAAAAAAGGGAAGAGTAATGGTCGTGCTCCTCGTATCAACTGGGAAAAGGTTGAAGTGGATGAGGTTATCGGCTATTACTCTTTTGTCTTTGGGATTGATATGCAGTTGGTGCTAGGTATGTCTATCCAGGAAGCTGAAGAGATGGCAAGTCTGAAAGTGGCTATCGAGGCTTGGAAGCATAGTGAGTAGAAAGGAGGTCAAATGGCAAAGCAAAGCGAAGTAAAGGTAACTTATAAAGTCTTAAATTCTGAATTTAACAAGGGAATATCAGAAATGAATTCTAAGATAACGTCGTTAAATAAAGAATTTAGATTGCAACAGGAACAAATGCGTCTGACTGGTAGCGAGACTGACAAGCTAGAGTCAAAGCTGAATAAATTGACCTCTGAATACTCAATTGCCCAAGAGAAGACGAAGTTAGTTGAGCAAGGACTAAAAGAAGTCACGAAGGCTACCGGGGAAAACTCTAAGGAAACTCAGACGTGGACCAACAAGCTACTGGATGCTAAACGTAATGAAGAATACCTAAAGAATGCTATCGAACAGACCAAGCAAGCCTTGGACAAGGAACGTGAGGCTGTCAGTCAGTCTGCTCGTGCTTCTCAGCAACGCAAAGAAAAACTATCTGCGCTGAAAACTGAACAGGATAGATTAGCTGATTCTGCCGATAAAATAAAAGCCAAATACGATTTAGAGCGGTCAGCTCTTGGGAACAATGCCAAGGAGTCTGATTTACTTAAAATCAAGAAAAAAGAACTTGCTGAACAGATGAAAAATACTGGCCAGCAGGTTGAAAATTTGGAGAGGCAGTTAGAGATTGCCAAAGCTGAGTACGGTGAGAATAGTCGTGAAGTGGACAAGCTAGAAAAAGAACTGCTTGAATCAAAGAAGGCTTTTCAAGATTATGCCAACGAGGCTAAGAAAGCTGATGACTCTCTTGGTCGATTTGCTGATAAGGCAAAGAGTTTAGGTAGTAAATTAACCTCTGTTGGTCAAGGATTGACAATGGGGCTGACCGTTCCGCTTGTAGCTGGTGCAGGTGTTGCCGTCAAGGCGGCAAGTGATTTTGAATCAGCCTTTGCAGGTGTCATGAAGACCAATGATGAGGTTGTCGACGCGAATGGCAAGGTCATTATTAGCTATGATGACTTACGGGCTGGCATTCGCAACATGGCAAAGGAAATTCCTGCGAGTACTACGGAAATCTCCGCAGTTGCAGAAGCCGCGGGGCAGTTAGGAATTAAGACGGAGAATGTCTTAGACTTTACCCGTGTCATGATTGATATGGGGCAATCTACTAACTTGTCAGCCGAAGAGGCAGCCAACTCTATGGCTCGCTTGGCAAATATTACGCAGATGCCTCAGGATAAATTTGATGAATTAGGCTCAACGATTGTTTCTCTTGGTAACAACTTTGCGACTACTGAATCAGAGATTTTGGAGATGGGATTGCGTCTGGCTGGTACAGGTAATCTTGTAGGTCTAACTGAAGCTCAAATCATGGGTCTAGCTGCCGCTATGTCATCTGTTGGTATCAATGCTGAGGCTGGTGGTTCTGCAATGAGTCGTATCATGCAAAAAGTCAATACAGCCGTTCTTGAAGGCGGAGAAGCTTTGACTAGTTTTGCGGACGTAGCAGGACAGAGTGCAGAAGAATTTGCCGTCATGTGGCAAGAAAGACCACAGGATGCTATTGTAACACTGATAAAAGGCTTGGGAAGAATCAAGGTCGAAGGAGGAAATGTCACAGGTACTTTGAAAGACCTTGGGCTTGAATCCGTTAACGAAATTGATGCGATGCAGCGTTTAGCAGGCGCAGGCGAACTACTAGAAACTGCATTCAGAAAATCTGGTGAAGCGTGGGCAGAAAATACTGCTTTGTCAGAAGAAGCTCAGAAGCGATATGAAACGTTCCAAAGTAAACTAGCAATCGTCAAGAATAGACTAGCGGATATTGCGGTTGAGTTTGGCGGTCCATTGATGGACGCTGCCGCTGATGTGCTGGATGCATTAGAGCCTGTTTTTGATTTTTTAGGAAATCTTGCCAAAGGGTTTGCTGATTTGCCAAAACCAATGCAGCAAGTCATTGTGGTCATTGGTAGCATCATTGCTGCACTAGGACCGTTATTGATTTTTATCGGGCAGATAGCAACTGGAATAGGCTCTATTGCTGGTCTATTCGCACAAGGTGGAGCACTTGCAGGTGTTATACCTTGGATAACAGGGACTTTGTTACCTGCATTGGGAGGAATAGTTTCCGCGATTGTATCTTGGCCTGTATTAATCGGCGCCGCATTAGTAGCTTTAGTGGCAGTTGTCGTCATGCATTGGGATGAGATTGTCGCATGGGTTGGACAAGCTTGGGAAAAGATTAAAGAATTTTTCGCCCCAATCGGAGAATGGTTCGCGGAGAAGTGGGCAAGTGTAAAAGAAGCCACAGTCCAGTTGTGGACAGAGTTAACTACATGGTTATCGGAAACGTGGACATCTTTTATGGAAGGCGCCAAAGTCCTATGGGATGGATTAGTTAACATCTTTACATTTGCGTGGCTGTTGGTAAAAGAGGCTTTTAACATCGCATGGCTTGCTATTGAAACACCTCTACGATTGGCATGGGAGATATTCTGGGCATTTACTCAGGAATTTTGGACAGGGCTTGCTACATGGTTTTCTCAACTATGGGACACCATCAAAACTGCTGTTTCAAATGTTTGGGATGCTATTAGTAGCTATCTTACTGGTGTCTGGACCGCTATTTCAAGCAAGGTCACAGAAGTTTGGTCTGCTATCAAAAAATGGATGGAAGATACTTGGACCGCTGTTTCTAGTAAAGTCATCGAAATTTGGACTCAAATTTCAGGATACCTAACTGGTGTATGGAATGCTATTTCTGGTAAAGTTACCGAAATTTGGAATAGCATTAGGACTCAAATTTCAGAAGCTTGGACTGCAGTATCAAGTACGACTGCTCAAATTTGGAGCAATATAAGCTCTCAAATTTCTAGTATTTGGAATGGTATCAAAACAAACATTGCCCAAGTCGTCGATAATGTACGTAATTCGATTGCCAACGGATTTAATGCTGCTAAGAATAGTGCTGTTAATATTTTCAACGGCATACGAGACGCTATTAGTCGTGCCATTAATGGGGCAAAGGATGCTGTCGGAAATGCTATTAGTACCATGAAGAGTTTCTTCAACTTTTCTTGGAGTTTGCCTAAAATCAAGCTTCCACACCTAAGTGTTAGCGGTAGTTTTAGTCTTGCTCCGCCTAGGGTGCCTCACTTCAGCATTGAATGGTACAAATCTGGTGGTATTATGACTGATCCTGTTGCGTTTGGTCGAAACGGAAACAATCTAATGGTTGGAGGAGAAGCTGGACCAGAGGCTATTTTACCGTTAACTGATAAAGTGCTAGGTAAAATTGGTCAAGCCCAAGCGAAGGCAAGTGGCATGGTGGGCAATACTGTTCATGTTACTAACTATGTGACCATGAATGCTACTGTTGATAGTGATTATGGTACAGACCACTTTTTTGATAAGGTCGATAAGTGGATTGCTGACAAGAGCGATATCCGTAATTTCTCTACGGGAGGTGTTGCTTAAGAAGGAAGTGCTGAGAGGATGAATCTGAGCACTTCTAATTTTTTTGAAAGGAGACTTATGCTTAAAACGTTATTAGACGGCTCATTTCCAGACAGTCTGAGGTGTTGTTTAGCGGCAAGACCTGTGATTCCTAGCCCAGAAATGGAGTATGAAGATATTGTTATTCCAGGTAGGGATGGTTCGTTGACAAGGGAGCTAGGGTATAAGAATATTTCGATTGAATGTGAATACAATATGCTGGAAGAGGTCAATATCAAGAGTCTCGTAAGGACTGCCAAGGGGTTCTTTGCTGGGAAAAAGACTTTGCGTTTTTCGGATGATGATGTGTATTACAAAATCAAAAAAATCCAGTTTTCAGACATTGAGAACGAGGTGGCAGAGTATGGTCGGTTCACAGTTACGTTTGAGTGTGATCCGTTTCAATATGCTTTGAACAGTAGTGTTTCATTGGTAAATGGTCAATCTTTTCAAAATATGGGGACTTATCGTTCCAAGCCTTATCTGAAGGTATTTGGTTCTGGTACGTTGACAGTGAATGGCAAGTCCATTATTTTGCGTGATGTTGGTGAATACATTGAACTTGATAGCGATTTACAGAATGCTTATAGAGGGAATGTAGACATGAATCGAAATATGGTTGGAGAATTTCCCGAATTTGTGCCTGGTACCAATCGGGTGTCTTGGTCAGGAAATATCACTAAGGTTATTTGTGAAGGGAGGTGGCGGTATATATGATTTGTTTGTATGCTGCTGATGAAAGTCTTTTTGATCACAATGGTTTAGGTGTCTTAGACAAGGACTTGAAAAAGTGCCAGGTTGAAGAGGAGTTAAACAATCTGTACACTTTGACAGCTCTGTATCCACTTTGGGCAAAATTTGGCAAGTTGATTCGCAATGGGATGATTATCAAGGCTCCCACTCCAAATGGTGACCAGTTGTTTCGAATTTACCAGTCTAAGCCGTCAATGGGAATGCTAGAAATACATGCTTTTCATATTTTCTATGACCTTGCTTTCAACTTTGTAGAGGATACCAATATTGTATCTAAGAGTGGTCAAGCATGGTTGCAACAATTGTCTCAGAATACACAGTACCGTCATCCATTTACTTTCTTTAGTGATATTTCCACGGTGGCAGGGTCTAGGGTAGTTCGTAAGAACTGTGTAGAGATTTTGTTGAATACGTCGTTGGATAATTCCTTTGTCAATCGGTTTGGCGGTGAGATTCTTCGTGATAATTTTAAGGTCTATTTTAATCGAGCAATTGGAGAAAATAGAGGTTTTAAAATCCGTCACAAGAAGAACCTCAAAGGCTATACTGCTAACATCGATGACAAAACGGTCATCACTCGGATCATGCCTATTGGTTTTGATGGACTTTTGTTGCCAGAAAAATATGTTGATAGTCCTCGGATTAGTGACTATCCTTTCCCAAGAATTGGTAAGGTTGATGTTGATGTAAAGGCTGCAGTTGGTGAAAATGCAGACGCCAAAGATGCTGTTCCTTTGAATGAAGCCTATACCAAAATGCGTACCTTAATCAAAGAGCAATTTGGCGTTATTGATGTCCCTACCTGTTCCTATGAGGTTGACTTTGTTGAATTGTCAAAAACTAAGGAATATTCTGATTTCCAAAACCTTGAAACTGTTCGAATCGGCGATACGGTAACGGTCAGTCATGATGAGGATGGGTTCTATGTAGAAGCTAAGGTAATCCGTTATGAGTATGACAGTTTGGCAGGTAGCTTGTTGAGGATTGAGGCTGGACAGTTTGAGTCTAGAAGTAGTAACAACTCTATCAACCAACAGAGAAGCATCGATCAACAACTCGAAGACGTAAAGATAGAAACTAGCAACATGGTGCAGGTCGCTGCAAACGGAAAGAACACGATTTATCGTGGAATCGACAGACCGGCAAATGCTAATGTCGGTGATTTGTGGTATGAACCTCTTGAAAATTCTGTCGTATTGAAGCAATGGTCCGGTGTGGATTGGGAATTGATTCCAATCAGTGACCAAAATTTAGGGAACGTCAATGTTAATAATCTGAGTGGTAATCATATCGATGTTCGGCGTTTTCGTATTTCCTCTGGGGATAGGGATATTTTGTATGTTAATGAAGTTGGCGAAGTCATATTAAACGCTAAGCGGGTTCAGATTGATTTTACGGACGTTGCTACTAAAGATGATTTGAAGAAAATTGAATTGACTCCTGGACCAAAAGGCGAAAAAGGAGACCCTGGGCAAAGAGGAGCCGATGGACTTCCAGGTCGTGACGGAGTTGGGATTCGTTCAACGACCGTCACTTATGTTAGTTCAACCAATGGGACCACGGCACCGACGACTGGTTGGACTGAGGCGGTTCCGACTGTTGACCCTGGCAATTATCTTTGGACCAAGACGGTATGGACTTATACAGACGGCAACACGGAGACTGGCTACAATGTCTCTCGTATTGGTCGTGATGGGAATACTGGTCGAGATGGTATCGCAGGTAAGGACGGAGTAGGTATTCGTTCAACGACGATTACTTACGGAAAATCGACATCTGGCACAATTCAGCCAACGTCATGGACATCTCAGGTACCAAGCGTCCCCAATGGTCAATTTCTGTGGACAAAAACCGTTTGGGCATATACGGATAATACTTCAGAAACTGGTTACTCAGTGGCTAAGATGGGGGAGACAGGTGCGACAGGTGCAAAGGGTGACCGAGGAGATACAGGTCCGCAAGGCCCACAAGGTCCAGCTGGTCCGAAGGGAGAACCAGGTCTTCAAGGGTTACAAGGCCCGAAAGGGGACCAAGGTATTCCAGGCCCAAAAGGTGCTGATGGTAGAACCCAGTACACCCATATTGCTTATGCCGATAATGCAACTGGTGGAGGATTTAGTCAATCTGACAAATCAAAAGCCTATATCGGGATGTATCAAGACTTTACGGCTACTGATAGCACTAATCCTGCATCATATCGCTGGACCAAGTGGAAAGGAGATAAAGGAGACACGGGAGCCCAGGGCATACCTGGCCCAAAAGGTGCTGACGGTCGCACACCTTATATCCATTTTGCATACTCAGACAACGCAGACGGTACAGGTCTGACCACGCCTGATAATGGTCAGCGGTACATTGGACACTATTCGGACTATACTCAGGCTGATAGTACGGATAAGACAAAATATAAATGGGCTGACCGGTGGGCAAAGATTGAGGTAGGTGGACGGAATATTTTACGTAACGCTACTTTCTCGAACCCGAAAGAGCGCTCTGAGACATTTACGGTCGGAGGTACTACCTACAAGAATATAGAGATTCCGAATTGGGGTAGTATGTACAACAGTGGAATCACTAATCCGACAATATCTTATCATGCATTTTATCGTGAATCGTTTAATGGTACTGGACCAGTTATTGAATTTAATGAGTCTAATGGCCAGCGAAACTGGAAGGCACTTAACCAAACATTGCAAGCAAGCGATCTTAGAGTGGGTAAATATACTTTCTCTGCAGACATTTTTGCTATTGGTGTTGGTACTAAAATTCAGTTTGGTATTTACTACTACAATAAGGCTGGCCAGCGAGATTTCCATTCTGGGAAAACGACAATCAATATATCTACGATTAACAAGTGGCACAGAGTCTCTGGAAATCTAAAATTAAATGATGATATTGATTTTACAAAAGAAATAAGGTTTTATATCTATGCCTTTGAGTTTACTACAAATTCCATTCTATATTTGACCAAGCCACAACTAGAGGAAGGGACGGTTGCGACAACGTTTGGCGAAGCGCAGGCTGATGTTGAAAAACGTATCAACTCGAAAGCAGACCAAGCATTGACCCAAGAGCAACTTAATTCACTAAACGAGCGGGCAGGTATCATGCAGGCAGAGTTGGAAGCAAAAGCAAGTCTCGATACTGTAAACAATATCTTGAAACAAATCAAAGATATGAAAGCAGCCGACGAAGCTACATGGGCCAAAGTCGAAAAGGACATGATAGCTCACTTACAGCGTGTCGTAAAAATTGAGACAAATCTAGGAGACCAAGCACAGCGCTGGAATGCGGTGGATACCTTTATGCAGGTCTCGAACGATGGTTTGTCGCTAGGTAAGGCAGACGGTAGCTCCAGCATGTTGTTCAGCCCAGATGGACGTATCACGATGTTTTCGAGTGGTACTCCAGTCATGTATGTGGATAAAGGGGTTATCCACATTGACAACGGTATCTTTTCAAAGACGGTTCAAATCGGACGATTTAGAGAAGAACAGTACCACAACAATCCCGACATCAATGTTAAACGATACGTAGGAGGATAGGATGGCTAGATATTCCAACACAAGCAACAGCTTACATTTGAATGTGTATATTGACCAAGCTAAGCAGAGTATTCCGTCTAATAGTTCAACGGTTAACTGGCGTGTAACGGTCTCTAGAACTGGCAATTACTACACATATAACCAATCAGGCGACTCAACACTTGTTGTAACAATAGATGGAGTGCAAGTTCATTCTTCGAATCCGCGCTGGGCTACAAGTGGAGAAGAAGTACAGTTAGCCAGTGGCAGTCGTACAATTAGTCACAATGCTGATGGCTCGAAAAAGGTTTCTATTTCAGCTGATTTCAATCCAAATAACGGCATACACGGGAGAATAATCACTAGCGGAAGTTTGGGACTGACAACAATTCCACGTTCCAGCTCTGTAAGTGTTAGCTCTGGTGTTATTGGTAGTGCACTTACTATCAACATCAACCGACAAAGCTCCAGTTTTAAGCATACTGTTAGATATGCTTGGGGCAATAAGTCAGGAACAATCGCAAGCAATGTAGATACGTCTACAACTTGGACTATCCCACTTGATTTTGCGAATGATATTCCAAACGCAACAAGTGGTACAGGGACAATTTTTGTTGATACATACTCTGGTAGTACCAAGACAGGAACACAGTCAACTGCCTTTACGGCAAGCGTTCCAGATAGTATCAAGCCACGGCTGACTGGTTTTACATTGTTAGATGGCAATACTGCCGCTAGGGCATTGATTCCGGGAGAACAACAGTTTGTACAAATCGTTTCGAATATCGCTGTACATTTCGGACAAGCTACAGGTGCATACGGCTCGACAATCACAGGTTATCACGCAGAGATAGTCGGCAAGAACCAGTCTACTAGTCAAAATGGTGGTAGCTTAGGAATTATGAACTATCATGGTCAGGTTACTATACGAGCAAGGGTGACAGACAGTCGTGGGCGAACGAGTAACACGATAGAGCGAACTGTGACAGTATTGGAATATTTTGCGCCAGTTTTTAACTTTAGTGTAGAACGCTCAGGAGAAACCTCGAGCACATTCTCTATCCTCAGAAACGCTCGTATTGCTCCGCTGACCGTTGGCGGCAGTCAACGGAACACAATGACTTTAACTTTTCGTGTAGCTCCAGCTGATAGCAATAATTACACGACAGACAATGGTCCTGCATCTGGCACTTTCACGACTTTGGCAAGCCTGACAAATTCACTGGCCAATCTATCAGGGACTTATTCTTCGGACAAATCGTGGGATGTCATAGGAATACTTGAAGACAAGTTCACTCGTTCGGAGTTTAAAATCAAAGTTTCGACTGAAGCGGTAGTATTCAGCTACGAGAAGGGCAACCGCTTTGCGGTCGGTAAAATCGTAGATACTAACCTACCCAAGGGGTCTATAGAGTCAACTGGTGGATATTACTTGAATGGAAAGCCAATCCAGCAACATCAATTGACAAATGTCGAAGGAAATACTATCTACGCATACAATACAGATGTCAATACTCATGTTAACAATGGCACACGCTGGATAAATCCAGGCTGTGCAAACAGTCCCTTTCCGTCACAATATGGCTGGATTGAAACATGCAGAGCTACTACAGATATATTTCAGATTGCAAAATCCTGGTATGGCGGGTGGAAGGTATACAGACGACATGCTATCGGTTACAAGTCCTCAAATGGTTCTGCAACATGGTATCCTTGGGTTGAAATAACTCCCCAAACCAACCACCCAATGCTGCAAGAGAAACCACTAAAGACATTGACGATGGGATTTCCTTATAGCATGAAAGCCAATCTTGTCCGAAAGGGAGATGTAGTAACAATCAGTCTAATTCGGAATATATATTCCGTGGATTCTTTCGAACATGCAGTCATGCAGGAAAAGATACCAGCTGGATATAGACCTGTTGTCGATGTCCATATGACCGTAAATACAAATGTATCTCAGTTCACAAAAAGTCCAAATATCTTGCATTTCGCACCAGACGGAACCATTAGGATGACGAGCAATACGGTCGGTGGACATGTAATGACTGGCACGATTACATATATCACTAATGACCCATATCCAGCATAGAAAGGAATAGCTATGAGGTTAAAATTTGGAAACAAATCATTGGAATATACGCAAGGGGAACATCCGAAAACTAGAGTATTACTTATCAATGATGAGGGAGCTATGTATCCCGTCTATTTTGATAAGGAAGCTATTGATAAGTCGGATGCAGAACTATTTGAGTTGGCACTCGAGAAAATCTATCAGGACAATTTCCCAAACAGAGCAGAGGATGAGAAATTCAATGAAATTGGCAAGCGTCTTGCCAAGGTTGATGATATTACCGAAGAAGCCACAAAGAATCTTGAAAAGGTTAAAGAGCAAGTAAAATTGTCCGCAGCTTCCCGTTCATCATTCTTGAAAATTACTGCCCTGCTCTATGAGAAAGGAATCCTTACCGATGAAGAACTTTTTGCGACAGGTATCTTTGATGATGAATCTGAAGATAGTCCTGAAACTGATATTTAATAAAGATAGGAGAATTGACATGATGATTAAATTATATGCTCTAGAAGTTATGGAAGGCAACATGAAGTGGAAGGATATTAAATTTAGTCCAATTATTAAGGACCGAATCAAATCCTACATTCGCAAGCTAGTTGAAGATGATGAAATCTTTAACGAATTAACTAAGGAAGGATAGCCTATGGTCGAAGAACCAAATCTTTTTATCCAAATTTTGCATGCAGCAACACCTTTCGCTGGAACATTAGTGACGGCGATTGGTGGGGTTGCCATCGCAAAGATTGGAGCGAACAATAAGAACGAACTAACGGCTATCAATGCTCGTCTAACGACTTTGCAAAAGGTTGCAGATGACAACAAGTCGACTGGTGAAGCGATTAAGTATGATGTCGAAAATCTCAAAACGAGTAGCCGTAGTAGTCGTCGTTATGTCCTCTATCGCGATTTGGATGCTGCTATCGAGCGAGGCTGGACAACTCTGGAAGAACGCAGGGAAATCGCCAAGCTGTTTGAATCGTATAAGGTTTTAGGCGGCAATGGCGAAATTGAAACTATGTATGGCATATATTGTGAGTTGCCATTGAAGAAGGAGAATTGATATGACTAAAATTAATTGGGGCGTACGTTTACGCAATAAAACTTTTTGGTGGACACTAGTACCGTTATTGGTACTTTTGTCTCAACAACTGGGCTTTAATTGGGTCCCTGAAAATTGGGAATCAACCTTTACAACGATTATGTCTATCTTGACTGTTGTGGGAATCATCAATGACCCGACAACTGCAGGAGTATCAGATAGCAAGCAGGCTCTTGACTATTACGAGCCAAAGGCAGACAGACGATGAGGATATTAAAGACAACATTTTGTGTGTTGGCGCTGATTATTTTGGCGCCAATTGCATTTCTGTTTTTCCCTATTTTGGAGGTATTAGATGATAATCAATCTTGAAACATCCATTCGTTGGATGAGCGACCGTGTCGGCAAAGTCTCTTACTCAATGGACTATCGTAACGGTCCGAATAGCTATGACTGCTCTAGTGCTGTATATTATGCGCTAATGGCAGGCGGTGCTATTTCGGCAGGTTGGGCGGTTAACACGGAGTATATGCATGACTGGTTGATTCGTAACGGATATGTTTTGGTTGCTGAAAATAAACCATTTAACGCCCAAAGACATGATGTTTTTATTTGGGGTAAACGTGGTTATTCCAGCGGTGAAGGTGGACACACTGGGATATTTGTAGATAATGTTAACATTATCCATTGTAACTTTAAGCGCAATGGTATTACTATTGATGATTACAATAAAGTATCCCGTGGTATGTATTACTATCTATACCGTCCGGCAAATCAGCCCAGCATCAGCAACAAATCATTGGATCAGCTTGTTAAGGAGACTTTGGCTGGGGTACATGGGAACGGAGATGCCCGCAAAGCAAGTTTGGGCAATCAATATGAACCTGTCATGGCAGTTATTAATGGCAAAGCTACGGCACCTAAAAAGACTGTTGACCAACTGGCTCAAGAGGTAATAGCTGGTAAGCATGGCAACGGTGAGGCTCGCAAGCAGTCGTTAGGTACTGACTATCCAGCAGTCCAAAAGCGTGTGACTGAATTGCTCAAAAAACAGCCCTCAGAGCCGTCAAAAGGTGTTGAGGTAAAACAGCCCACGGATACTAAAATAAGCCAAACTGAACCACCTGGACAAGCCACAGAAAGCAAAGAGGAAGGAGACCTATCTTTCAATGGGGCAATTCTCAAAAAATCGGTCTTAGATGTCATCCTTGCCAAGTGCAAAGAGCACAATATCCTACCTAGCTACGCTATTACCGTTCTACACTTTGAGGGGCTTTGGGGTACCTCAGCTGTAGGTAAGGCAGATAACAACTGGGGAGGCATGACTATGACAAGCAATGACTTGCAAATCACTCGCCCCTCAGGAGTTATTGTCACTAGAGGTCTTGCTCGTCCGTCAAACGAAGGCGGATACTATATGCACTATGCTAGTGTGGATGATTTCTTGACAGACTGGTTCTACTTGCTAAGGGCTGGTGGTTCTTACAAGGTTTCAGGAGCTAAAACCTTTAGCGAGGCAGTCAAGGGCATGTTCAAAGTTGGTGGTGCAGTCTATGATTATGCTGCTACAGGCTATGAGAATTACCTGGTAGGGATGTCAAGCCGTCTAACAGCTATTGAGTCGGAAAACGGGTCGCTTGCTAAGTACGACCAACAGACTGTTACAGATGTCGCTAAGATTGATAAAATAGAAGTAGCGATAGAAGGTATTGAAGTCACAATCAACGGCACACGCTATAGACTTACAAAAGAACCTATTTGATTTTAACCCAGCGGTCTGCTGGGCTTTTTTTGTTGCCGAAATTTCAAAAAATCGGCGTTTTTTGATTTTCGATAGCAAAACACTTGCCTTTGTGACGGACATTTTGCAAAATTGCCGTTTTTGTGGACATAAAAAAGACCCTATTTTGTTTTAGGGTCTTAATTGCATATTCTAAATTATCTAAATGTCACAGTTCCGTTATCAACATAAGCAATCCAGTTGACACCATCTACAGGTTGCATTCCGCGACCTTCAACTAATAAATTGCCATCTTTATCTTCCCAAATATCAATCATATGTGGTTCAAGTTCGTATTCTGCGATAAGTTTCAAGATTTCTTTTTCAGTGTGTTTCATGACGTTTTCTCCTTTTTATTTTTATTATAGCACACTCATTAGTGTTTTTTTATTTTTCTTTAAATTTTAATTTTCCCACCAATGCTTGAGCTTTTGCAGGAGTGATTTTCAGTGTTTTTGATAGACTTGATGCAAGATCATTATGACTATACGGCACATGTATGTGTCCTGATTTGAGTTTTGCTTGAATATTTTCAGGCAGTCTGTCAAACTCTGATTTTGTAATATATTTCAATTAACCCACCTCACTTCCATGCAAACTATTGTAGTACTCTGTTATTTTAATCACTTTATCAAAAGACATGCCGCCAATATCAGTCCGACCTTTGACATAGTTTGCCAAGGTCTGCTCTGATATGCCTGTAGCTTGTGCAATTTGATAACGAGAGTGCGTCTTGAAGAAGTTCATCATTTCTTCCTTTGATAGTACTTGGATCAT